ATTTCCTACAAAAGGAATAGGTAATTGATCTTTAAAGAAGCCGCCTAAACCTTGCTCGGCAACAGGCTCTACTTCCATGTTCATACGATTAGGGAGTATAGGGCCCTCACCTTCAGGGGTTACAAAAATACCGTCGTCAACAGTTCCACCGCCTTCAACAAGATCGTCTAGAGTGACCGTGGCCCCGCCGTCCTCAAAGTAGGAGACGAATCCGCCCGCTCCAAGATTTACCGCAGGACTATACATTGGCAGGCCTTCCATTAAAAAAAATTAATAATACGCTTTCACTTTAGCATGAATCTCATCATCTTCCCAGTCATCTGTTGGCAGTTGAACAAAATTTCCTTGCCTGTAACGCATCAAAGCTTGTGTCATACTATCCACCAAATCATCGTGTTCCCCGTTTGGAAACGCTGCAACTTCCTCAATTAACTCGTCCGAAAAGGTTTCGTCCGGAGCCCACACCATTCCCGCCTCAAACAACGGCGATACACTATGTACTCGTGTCACCTTATCGTTACCACGGCTCGGTGTAAAGTTAACAACAGGTATTCCCATACTTCTTAACTCTTGCGTTAAAGGTAATCCACTTGCTTTGGCCTCCACAATTACAGTGTCAGGCTCCCAAAAATGAAAATTATCTAACGCCACTTGCTTCAATTCAGGAAAATCCCACCTACCTTTTTTACTATCTAATAAAATTAAGTTGGGTCCCGAACCACCTTCATTGGGATAAAATACCCCCCATGTCGTAATCGCAGAATAATCCGCAGTTTGCTTCTTACTGAAAGCAGTATCGTAACTTTGGATCACATATTCTAGCTGGGGGACCCTATCTTTATCCCAAACTTTCCACCACTCCCTAGGAATGATTGCGTTTTCCTCACCCGTGGGATTTTGCTGATACTGAGCGTTCCACTTAGAAGGTGGAATAGATGCCTTAACCGCGGTCAAATCATCCAAACTCCAATATTCAGGCCAACACGGGGTTCCATCCTCGAAAATTGCAGGTAATTCCACGACTTCCCATTGGTCGGCAAGCGGGTCTTTGGCCATGGCCCGTAGTAATTGGCCCGTCATGTCCTTCTCAGACCACCTAGTTTGTACTAACACAATGCTTCCGCCGGGCTGCAAACGCTGTCTAGGACCACCTGTGTACCAATCCCAAGCATCATCAAAGCCGCTATTGCTCATTGCAGTCTGCTCCGAGTGCGGATCATCAATAATAACCAAGTCTCCACCACGGCCCGCGAGATTCGAGCCAACACCCACGGCATAGTACATACCACCTTTGCTCGTGTCCCAACGACCAGACGCTTTACTATCTGCCGCTAACTTAACGTCAGGGAATATTTCTTTAAAATCGTCGCTCTCAATTAAGTTTTTTGTTTTACGACCAAAATTTACCGCCAACTCTGTCGTGTGCGTTGCCTGAATGATTTTCATCTTCGGGTTCTGGCCCATCATCCATGCCGGAAAAAGAAAGGATGCAAACTCAGACTTCGTGTGCCGCGGTGCCATGTTGATAATCAAACGCTTTAATTCTCCGCGAGCAACGCGATCTAACTTTTCAGCAATGATTCGGTGATGACGACCAGCAATAAAGTCCGGCCATACTGTTTTTACAAAAGTTAAAAAATCATCTTGGCACTTCTCGTTCTTTTCAAGCTGCGCGAGTCTTAGTTCAAGTTTTAATTTTTTCTCTTCTATTAAAATATTTTTTGCTTCACTCATAGGGGTCCCTACTTAATTTTTCATACGCAGTTTTAAATGTTTCACGTGAAACAATCCTAATGTTCCACGTGGAACATAGCACTAATTATATGCGATTTTAAGCACAAATATAAGACAGTTAATCTTATTTCATTTAACTGGTCAATTTTCGTGAGAAACATGGCCCTAGCCTCCGCTTCGAGGACCGGGGGCCCGGTCGCGCGGTTTGCGCTGTTTTGTCGCTGTGCTGGGAATTATGACCCGATAGCCGGGGGACCCTGCGAAATGTTCCGGGCTAATAGATCGCGGCCTGCTGCCAACGGATCGGGGGCAATTGGCAGCGGATAACTGGGACCGGCCACGGTGCGACGTTCGCGGTTTAACTTTCACCGGCTGGGATCGGGGACCAAGGCCAGCGCGTCGCGGCTAACTGCCACCGGCCAGCGGATCGCGGCCCGTAGGTTTGGGGAGAACTGCGCGGCCCTAGGCCCGCCTTGTTTAACTGTGAAACACTAGGCAATAAAAAAGCCCGCACGGTGGCGGGCTTAGTGTTGGATTGATCCGGTTTAGTGCCCGGCGTCAATCAATTCCTGCGCGAATTCCTGCGCCTTAACATATGCGGCGTCGGCTTCCTCTTCACGTCCAGCCATGCCCATCACGCCCAGCCATTGAAGCTGGAACAGTAACCGTTCGGCCAGTGTCTTTTCTGTTTGCGCGTCCATTAGTCAAACCTCGCGATTTTAGTTGCACGGGTTGCACGGTCGCGGATCGCCGCGATGCCGTACTCATAAACAAAGCATTCAAAGCCGTCGAAGATGTAACGCGCCAGCGGTGCCAGTGGTTCGTCGTCGTCGTGTTCGCTTTGATACGTGCCGTTATGATCGTCAACGGTTCCCTTGTATGGGTACGAGTTAAAGCCGCCGAACTGGTAAGCGTCATCCATACCCGACGCGATGGCGTCCAGTGTTAAAGGTGAAGCCGACAAGCAGGCCTGACAAAAGAAGTCGGGGATTAAGCCGCAGGCCTCCGCCAATTGCGCTGGCGTTGCCCCGCCAATGTCCGCGCTGTTTGCTGGATTGTAAACGCGATCCAGTACCACGTCGGACGGTCTTAATTTCATTTCTATAATATTCGTCATGGTTAATTCTCCGTAATTATGGGGCGCGTTATTGCCCCCCATGTATGGGATTATATAGGATAACTTTATAAAAAGTAAAGTAGCATAAAAAAGCCCGCACAATGGCGGGCCTTAGTTCCTATTATGAGTGGGTGTATCCGTCGGGCTCAATGCCCAGCCACATACCAGACCACCGGACCATAACACAATCGAACCCCGTCGAAACGGTGCGGCGAAATGCTATATAACTAAGGCCTTGATTATCTTGCGACCATTTACGGTGCAATGCTTTGCGCTGGGGTTTATTTAAAATAACCATAATTAAACGCTCAACGTCAATTCAAGTTCAACACTAGAATAATCAACATCAACGCAAACATCGCCGCCGTTAATCAATTCCTTTAAGATTTCGCGGACGCTCTCAATGTGGGGCACCGCATCCCTAGGGTTAAACTCTTCGAGCTTTAAATCAATACGCGCATCAATTAACTGTTGCAGATCGTTTAAAAGTAATCGGCCCGCGCTGGCATCCGCCAACGCATTGTCGTGCAATACTTGGGCGTTTTGCTGTTCAAGTATTATGCAATGGTCGCGCAAGTTTTTAAGGTCCGCCGCGGCGGCTCTAATGTCTTTTCCAGTCTCTTCTAATCCGTCGGCCAAATACTGGGCCGCTAAACCGTCGAGGTGATCTATGTCTGTTTTAATATCTATCATGGTTAATTCTCCGTAGGTTAAAGTTAAACGGCTTGCCCGCCGTCGTATGGGATTATATAAGATAACTTTATAAAAAGTAAAGCCATAAAAAAAGCCCGCACAATGGCGGGCCTTTTCGGTGTAGCTGTTTAAAGTTTATGCGGTGACTTTATCCAGCAGTGCGCCCGCCTTTTTTTCAACCTCTATTCGCGCATCTTGGTGCGGTATGTCTCGCGCTATTGCGGTGATTGCCTGCGCCGCATCCCAAACCGTTTCGACCGGTCGGCCCTCTTCTGACATATGACGGGCGGCGGCGGCTTTCGCCATGCGTCCAGATAGTCCGGCGCGTTTGCTTAAAAACTCTAAACGGCTTTCGTCATCCGTCGCAATCTTGGCAGCTTTCGCGGCCATAACGCCCTCGACAAATGTAGAGGTGGCACCGTTGGCGAAGCTTTCCAAAGCTGGGCGGGCTTCCATAGCGAAACGATCCGGCGCAAACTTAGTGTGTCGAATCTTAATCTCGTGAAAGTTCTCGACGCCCCATAGGTTTCGATTCATGCAAACGCCGCGGAGGTACATCGCCGCAATGCCTGCCGTTTTGCTGCCGGTCTCACTGTTCCAAGCATAGAACCCGCGGAACATTAGATCGGGTTCACCGTTGGCAAGCTTGCCCACTTCGATAGGGTTTCGATCATCCACAAGGAAAACAAACACGTCGCGATCACTTGCAAACAATGTTGTCGTGTCATTAGTAACGGGTATTTCTGGGTCATATACCGCCATACCGTCGCGGCTCCCCGTCATCATGCCCGGCACTTTCCAACGTCCGCCGGATTGATCCACCAATTTTTTGATAGGGTCTAATATTTCCCAGTCATAAATACGCCCATAGTCTGGACCCGTCGCGGCTCTAAGTTCGCCGCCGTCGCTTTGATGGCCGAATACCTTTATTAATTCTTTGCCCCGGTTATATTTCAAACCCCACTGAATACAATCCGCGGCCAATGGTGCGGGCAAGTCTTTAAGATACCCGGCAGGCGCTCCCGCAAGCTGGGACAATTGTCCGAAGCTCCAATTAGTTGGGCTGTTCACGTGTTCCCGGTGATTGTCGTCGGCGTACTCAATCCGCAAATCTCCGCGGCTTGGGTTCGCTTCGTCAAATTCTCCAACAATCTGGATTTTGTGAGTGTCAACCGTGCGGCTAGTCATAAGGGCGGCGTCGTTCTTTTTGTATGCCAACATACTGTCGAGCGATAAGAATTTTTGATCGTCCGGGCGGTTAAACCACTGTGAAGATACTGCGGAATTGCCAATCCCGTGCGCAAAAGCGTTAGTTTGATAAGTCATATTATGTTCTCCGTAAAAACAAAAAGGGGGCGGAATTGCTCCCTCCCCCATAATATCGCAGATAATCCTATACTAAGCAAGCTAATATTTTAAAAAGTTATTCCGCTCCAATATCCCCGGCGACGTGGTGCCTAATAATACTGCGCGGCGGTAAAGACTTAGCGAACCTTTTTAGCTTCTCCCCGTCGGTTTCGTCGGGCTGGTGGTGGTTGCTAGTGGCGTCCCAATGAAGGCGAACGTTTCCGCCGTCGGCATAACATCCGCCACGGGTTTCGGGGTCCGCTGCTTTTTTCTTAGCAGCACCATGCGCAGTAAATCCAATAATAAATTTACGATCTAGCCTAGCGCACAAAGGATCACCGTTTCCACAATCGCGACAGCTAAAGCCCTCGCGGTATTCTGCCGGGCATCTAACTACCGGGATATGATCCGAAACAATAAAATCCCCGCGGTTATTAGTACGACCAAACAACGGGGCGCTGGTTTTTTTCCCGTTCTCCCATTCGGATTCGGGTAGCACCACAACGGTCGGAACTGCTCGCGCCGCTGCTGCGGCTCCAACCAAAGTATCCGCGGAATAATTTACAACGGTTTTGCCCGGCTTTAATTTGTTAGCCCATAGATGCCAAGCGAAATGGGTATAAGTAAATGATTGCCCTTTAGTGGGGACCGCATCCAATAAAGCGTCGAAGTAATCGGCGTCAATCTTTTCCGACCCTTTCCCGCTGCAATTCATTTTGCAAGCTGCCGGACATGTCCCGTATTTTTCCCCGTTGCCTGCGCGGTAGGTTACTGCAATGCCCTTAGTTTTTTCGGCCCTGCTCATTTCTACTGTCTTTATCATGGTTGCCCCCATAGTTGTATAAGATTTATCCCATACTATGCCCATAAAAAAACCCGGAGTCAACCGGGTTTAATATTTAAGTATTTTAACGTTTCCGCTTTATTCTCTTTTGCGGTCGTTTTTGCGGCTTGGGTTGTGTCCGGTTGCGTTCAAACTCGTCGAAAGCTTCAGAACCATATCGCCACCTAGTGAACCATTTTATTAAAAATAGCATTTTAACCCCAATCCTTTTGTCCGCCGTCCTCTTCGGCAGTTTTGAACCCCACACTATAAGAGGTTATTTCAGCGGCAGTCATGTCTTTAAGTTCGACACGTTCGCTGCCATGAGTAGCCCCTTTAAAAAAATGAGGGTCGTATTGTCTTCCGTACCAAAAATCAGCCCCGCCTCTATCGTGCGGCCCGCCATGTCGTGTTGAATGTGTCATATAGTTTTCTCCGTTTATTTAGTTGACTATAAGATACTATGCGATTTTGTGGGACATATCAAGCTAAAAATAACGTTCCAGTCTGCTTTGCCTTCAACATGGTGAACGGGGTCCACTTTCAAACCCGTCATCTTTAAATCAACTGCTTCCCCTCCGGGGTACAGATACGTTTGCTCGGGGGCGTTTTTAGTTGGTTGTTTCCTAACCAGAACCCAGACACTCGCATGACCATGCGTTGTAAGCCAAGCCACCTGATGTGGTCTTAAATCCACAGCGTTACCTGCGGTCGCTTTTAGTTCTACAAAATGAAAGTTGCCTAGCTCATCACATAACACAACATCCGGTACGCCCGGCATTGCCCAAGTTTCTAATCTAGTGGCTTTAATGTTGCGTTGCGTTTTCGCCATCCCCGTCTTCATCTGCCTCCAAAAGTCGGCTTCTCGCTTTGTCGCGGTTCTGGGAATTGCTCTCTCCTTCGGGAGTAACGTCGATAGTGATCGGGGCATAGCTTTGTTTAATCTCCTTGAGTGCTTTCAAGACTTCATCTTTATTCATGCCGTCGATGCTGCCTGTTCTTATTTCACTCTTACTTACATAAATATCACCGTGCGCTTGCCCTCGACGGTACTCGGCTTGAACGGCTGCACTATATGCACCGTTAGTTAACGCCATATCGCGGATGGTTTGTAAATCCCGCAAGTGACGTTGATAGTTTACCCCAAACTTTTCATCTAACTCCGCCCGGTAAGACTGGATAGCATGAACAACATGAGGGCTAATATTTGAATTTGTTAGCTCATATGCTCTAGTGTGAGCGGAGCCTGCGGGATAGCCTGCATTGATAGCGGCTTCTCGCATAGTTATCTGGCCGTCTTTACTTACCAGTTCTTTAACAAACAGTTCTTGCTTTCGCGTAAGGGTTTGCACTTTGGTTGCTTTAGGTCTTCCAACCTTTCGGGTTGCTACAGATTTAGGGGGCATTCTATTCTCCAGTTATTAAACGGTAGTTTGCCACAAACTAAAACGCTTTTACATATATAGGAAGTAAAATATATATTTAATAAAAAAAACTTTCAGGCCCTTATACGCACTTTGATCTTTAAGGTTACATAAACTCTGGTACGGTTACATATTTGTTTTGCACTTATGTAACTAAATATCCCTATATAGAACAACGGCTTAACTGCTAAAGTTACACGGTTACACCGGTTACACCTTTATTTACAAAAAATATTTATTTCTTTAAATATCTCTATATATGTATATGGTGTTTAAAGTGTTTCCCGTGGGCCGTGATTCATGGATAATTGTTACCGGTCCAGCCTCAGTGTGGATACACCGAAGAGTTATTCTTCATGTGTCTTGGGGGTTGGACCACCTTATTCACCTTCAATAGAAACTCTTTTCATAGGCTTCGTTCTAAAGAACCCTTTGTAGTCCGGGTATTGGTGCATGAACAATCGTGCGTACAAAGCTATGTAGTCGTTCGAGATTTTGTATTCATCCCCTGTGGTGACGATCATTGTCTCCCACCGGATGCGGTTTACAATTAACCATGCGGAAAGTTTTCGGTGCCCTTTCCGAATAGCTTGGAAGGTGAACTTTTTAAACATCACGTAGAACTCGGGGTTTTCTTTATGCCAAACCCACCAACGTTCTTTCAGGTCATCCGTCATCCAAACAGCCAAACACCAAGTCCCGCCAACAAACCACCTACGGCAGCCATTAAAGGATACTTATGTTTCACGTGCCATGGTTCCCAGCCCAAGTCCCAATGGTCGTCCATCTCTTCAACCGGTGGGTTAATGATAATAACTTCCGCCTGACGTGCCTTCTTCATATTTTGTGCCAGCATAAAGTTAAGGACTACATCTTCATCCCAACGGTTAACGAGCTTTGGTCCGCGGCTCGCGGTTGTCGGAACTTTTATAGGCAGGGGAAATTCATGTGCCTTTATTTTTCGGTAAATAGTTGGGGCAGACATTCGTGCGATGACGCACACTTCTTCGAGCTTAATTAATTTTTTCATAGCGATCTCCGTTTAGTAGTTATCTCCCATAGTGTATGGGATTTTATCTATAAAAGTCAACCACGCAGAATGCGTATCCAAGCTTTCTCTATCTCAAGGGATTGCTTTTGTCTGTCTTCTATGGTTAACGATTCGTCTTTTGCAATTTTTACGAGGGTTACGTTAACCAGTTTGTTGATCCGATTAACGCACCAACTGTAGCTCATTTCATCTATTCGCTTCTCGGCTTCCATGTGTCTACCTCCGCGTACCATTTGCCACCCTTACTTTCTTTCACCTGAACGTTAATCCATTCGTCGGTCTGGCCCGTGAGCCACGCTATAAGGTCTTCTCTTTTTATACTAAGAGCGCACTTAACGAAGTCAGGTGCTTTCTCGTTTGGTTTTTTAGCCATTAGGCCATCTACAAAATCTGCCATTATCTTTCTCCTAAACGTAAAAACCCCCAGCCGGGGGCAACCAGACTGGGGGTGAGTCAACTACGGAGAACATGTTTCCATGCTCAAGGTTATTATAAACACAACCGTATGCGATAAGCAATAGTTAATCGCATAGATCACTGGGAAATTCTCCTGCTGATATTGGATCGGTTATTGTTAGTAAACAACGCGAACACCTTCTAATAAGAACTTCATCAGTTATCTCGACAACGCCTAATTGAGCTTCACACTTCGGACACTGGTTTCTTACCAGCCGCTTGTGTATTACGCCCTTCTCTACTATCTGCTTCATCGCCGATATTTATCTCCGCTTCTTTATACCACTCAAAGACCAGCCGTAGCTGCCCGCCTATGGTCCTACCTTCAGCTTTAGATAGTTCTTTAATTTCTTCGTAAACTTCTCGCGGTACGAGAACGCTTTTCCAACGTGTAGTATCCATGTTTTTTTCTCCGATGCCCCCGGAATATATCTACGATATTATAGGAAGATATAGAATAATGCAAGAAAAACCCGCAATCCGGAGACTGCGGGTTAATTTATAAAAAAGTTACTTAGCTTCACCCCAAGATGGACCGATTTCAATGTCACATTTAGACGGAACCTCTAAGGGTACTGCGTTCTCCATAACGTTGGCTACTATCTGAGCTTCCTCAACATTTTTAACAGACATTGCCAGTTCGTCATGTATCTGGAGCATGGGTAATATTCCCTGCTTATACAGATCGACCATCGCTTTCTTGGTCATATCCGCGGCAGATGCTTGGATCAACCTGTTCAACGCTTTGTAAGTATAAGCTCGTTTAAGGCGGGTCGTGGGCCCATATTCATCCACCGCTTCTCTGTACGGCATCGCTTTGTGCATGGCAAACGTGTCAGGTTCCCACAAATTAAAGCGACACTTCCTACCGAGTAGCGAGGTCAGTGATCCACCAGAAGATTTCTCGTTCAGTCTATTCATTACCCCGGTCATTAGTCCCTTAACGAAAGGCACCCTGTTGTGGTACTGCTTAACCAAACCTTTCGCCTCTTCTACCGAGATGTCTAATTGCTCCGACATTTTATTAACGCCCATGCCGTAGATTAAACCCAAGTTAATTGTCTTGGCCTGCTTTCTAGGAATGTTGGCCATCTCTGCTACCAGACTATGAAAGTCTGTTTCCGGGTCATCGTTGTATGCTTTTACAAACTCCGCAGCGCCCTCTAAAGGTACGCCTCGCGTTTTGCCGTAGACATGAGCATAATGTACCAAGATGCGTGGTTCTTGCTGAGAGAAGTCAATAGCCGCCCATTGTTCATCTTCCTCTGGGAGAAATAAGGAACGAATCATTGGTCCCATTTCTGGATCGCGGGCCGGGATTTGTTGCAGGTTAGGGTTAGACATTGAGATTCTACCCGACACCGTACCACCATCATCCGAACGGATTTGATTTATATGGGAATGTATTCGGCCATCAGCGTGGCAGTGTTTCATGATAGTGTTGATGAAGGTGCCGGATGTTTTGTTCAGGTTCCTAGCCTGAGTGACGAGTTGCGCGAGGGGATGTTGATGCTCTTGCAAAAAGAGTTTAGTAAAGCTAGGTGCGCCTTTTTCTGTACGTGGATAATGGATTCCGACTTTATCGAACGCTTTCGAGAGCGATTGAGCAGCCCAGATTTCCACGTCACTCCCAGAAAGGCGCTTGATCTCCTTCATGACTTCTCGTTCCCGCTTGAGAAGACTATCCCTAGTTCTTTCTACCCTGTTGGTGTTAACCCTAACCCCACGCATGGTCATGTCCACAAGACATGGCAGCAGGTCAAGTTCGAGATTGGCGACGCTCCACAAGTTTTCTTTGCCAAGTTGAACGGAGAAGTAATTCCAGAGTTCGAGGGTGAGTTCGGCATCTCCTTCAGCGTAAGGTCCAACGTACATGGCTGGCATCTTCCACATTTCTGCTTTCGGATCGACACCAAACTCGCGAGCCGCCTCCACTAAACCTTTCTCAGACTTAACTTTGTTAAGGTGTTCGTAAGCCAGTGCGTTTAAACTGTAGCTAAACCTGTTCTCATCTAATAAAGAGGCCACCACCATAGTGTCAATGATGCGGCCCTTTACATCGAAGCCCATTCTTTTAATCCAGCCCAAGTCATACTGAGCGTTGTGCATGATCTTATCCGCAGGACATTCAAAGACTTTCTTCAGCCATTTGTTTACCTGCTTCTCATCTAAGTTTCCACCACCGTAGTGTCGGATAGGGATATACCCTGACCAATCATCTACTGCGATGGCGTAACCCACCACCTCACCATCACCTGTTGGCCAACCGGGCCCATGTTTCTTTAGGTTCGGGTCCCGTGTTTCCACGTCGATTGCGATCTTCTTTGCCGACGTAAGGTCGGGAAGCTCAAGGGGAGGTATCCACTCACTTTTTGGTGCGAACATTGCCATTTGTAGTTTTGCCATTATCTTTTTCCTTATGAGTAAACTCCGCACCAAGGGCGGTGTATCCTGCTTTATCTAACCATGAATCAACATGGTCTATACTTTCTATTAATCGACTGGTCTTCACCCAATCCATCATCAAAGCCACGTGAGCCGCGGTTATGTGACCGTGAGACTCCAACGCACCTTTAATAATCTCGTTCCAACCCACTGCTATTCGCTTGTGGTTGAGGTAAGCGTCACCGTAATCCTTGGCGCGTGGACCATTTATAAGCTTTTCCGCTTCACGCAAAATATCTTCTCGTTTCATTCAATACTTTCTCCATCTAAGAGGTGGGCTAGGCTGCTTTTAGCATAAAAAGCCGGGGTGTGTTCTCCTACCCAAGAACCTAAAATGTTAAATTCAAAATACTCTTGGGCTTCGGGGAAAGACATTCCGTCCCGGTAAACAAGTATTTTTAAAATATCGTCAGTGGAGTACAAGATAATATCTTCTTGACCACACCTTTGGACTGTTCCCATTATTGCTTTGTTATAACCATCTGCTTTTAACATTTAATGTACCGTTTGGTTAAGGGGCCCGTAGACGATCCAATCGTTTTCGTCGCTGTCCCATTTCAAAGTAAGACCGGGCATATCCTCATCTTTAATAAGAGGGTTTGACCAATCGGCGAGAGTTGGGTCCAGAACGGTCCCATGTTTTTCTTCTACATCACGCAGCATTTGCTGGTATTTTGCTAAAGTAATTTTTGTCATAGGTCATAACTCCGTGAAACATCTTCGGCATCGACTATATACAAGTTCTGTTTTGCACGTGTTACGGCTACGTAGAAAACACGGTGAGTATCGTCCGGGTGTCTTTGGAACTGAGTATCTGCTGCGGGACTAAGGTCCGTGAACAGTACAACGTTGTCCGCTTCACCACCTTTTGATCCGTGGATCGTGGACGCCGTAATGCGGGGTACGCCGTTAAACTTCTCGCCCCTACGTAGAAGTGCCGTAACGTAAGCACGGTCAGTGTCGGGCAATTTATTCATGGCCAAAGACCAGATCATGTCCTTATCCGCAAGCAGCCCATAGTTGTTTTTTAAAGCGTCAAAGGTAAATAGGTCTGTATCATCAACGCCGGGAAGTTTTTTAAACCCCCGCGTAAGTCTCTCACCTACCGACATATAGCTGTAAATTATTCGAGCGACCTTGCCTGTTATTTGTTTACCCGCCCGGACTTGCTCCCAACCATTGACCGCTTCACTTACCTTCTCACTTATTGATCTATAGCCGCGGTAGTTAAACAAGTACCCACTAGACTTTAGGTCGTGTGCTACCGGCGTTAACTGGTAGCCTGCTTGGGACAGAATTAACCATTGTCCGTGAGCCATGTCTAAAGAGTTAATACTATTGATTCGTGTGACTTTCCCCATTTCAGACCGAGGCTCATACTTCTTTGGAAACCTTCGGCCTATTCTTCGGACAACGTTCTCCGCTACGTCATGAACTAATTTAGGTATGCGGTAGGATTGAGTCAGGGTTTCTGACCCACCCGGAAGGTTAATAAAGTGGTCCACGTCTGCACCTGCCCAGCGATAGATAGCTTGGTCATCGTCTCCAGCGCAATACATCTTCTTAGACTTGCTGTCTATTAAGTGGGCTATGTCCCACTGCAAGGGTGATAAATCTTGAGCTTCATCTAAAAAACATAGATCAAATTCGGGGCAAAAAGTTTCGCCACTCTTTGCAAACTGCTCAAGCATGTCGGTAAAGTCATACAGGCCCATGCTTTCTTTGTACTCTTTCAAGCATTTATCAACATGGTAAACAGTGTTCCACTCTTCTTCGATGCTGCTTTGGTTGTACTCATCACGCAATTCAGACTTACGTAACCGAGATAAGTTAATTAATCCAAGAATAGGATCACTACTTGCCACCATGCTAGGCACGTCATCATCTATAGAAGTGTTTTTCTGTGCGCCAAGCTCGACACCAATGGTACGACTTAACTCCCGGTAATTCTCTTCCTGCATTACTTGTTCGGGGCGTATGTCAGACATTGTTAAAGCTAAACTGTGCAGCGTTCTAAAGAATATTAAATCCTTCTTAGGGTCTAGGTTAAACCTTTCCGCCGCACGTTCCTTTGCTTCATTAGCCGCCTTACGAGTAAAGGCTAGGAAGGCTATTTTGTCAGGAGAAGTGCCACTTTCCAAAGCTTTATCTACCATGTTTAATAGTGTGGTAGTCTTACCAGTCCCCGGTGGGCCAAATATCCTAAACATTTTTTGCCCTGCTATATATTTGTTGAACCCGTTGCTTAGATATATTAAACAACTTAGCGACCGCAGTCATTGTCATGCGCTCTTCATCAATGAGACGAACTATTTCATTGTTTCTTTTTATTACTATATTTTCATTAAGTTTCATTAGAAAGGTGCCTCTTCTTGAGAACCAAACTGAGGCGTTTTTAAATCTATCTCTGCGTTTTCAAAAGCAGGTATCTTCCACACCCGCACCGCTCTACCTTTAATCTTTAATACCAAGCTATCTCCGTTAATGTCTCTCAACCGTTGTGCAATTTTGTGGGACTTATATTCAAAGAACTTATTCTTTTTTAAATAACTCTCAAAATCTTTAAGCCTAAAGTAAGTAACCTCTTCTTCTTCGTCGGTCCAAGGGCGACGTAATAGTATCTCTTCTTTGTCTTGCGCTTGCTGCAAGTGACGGCAGAACTCTTCGAGGTAGTCATAAAACTGACCACTAATACTGGCGTCTACCGCAACCTCCATGATTGCGCTTTCGTTATCTCGCATCTCTGTCATCAAGGTACTTATGCGGCTTTCCCATTGTTGCTTTGCAACAGACCTAGGCATGAAGTTCAGTTGTTCCATACAAGCTTTTTGAAACATTAGCTGACTCATCAGTGCTTCTGTATCAAGCTCCAGAGGCTCGCCGTTAACGTCCATAAACCAAACTGGTGGGGTACTATTGTATTTGCGGAGATTTGCGATTGTAGCGCCTGCTACAGCGGCTCCTATGCCAAACTTACGGGTACGACATAACTCTTTGTTACAGTAAGCGTTGATAGGGGCGTCGTTACATTTATAAGCGTATTCTTTGCGCTCTAACTGTTTGGCAACTATGTTGACCTCTGGTAACGGCAGTGGCGGAGACAGATACTCCATGTTGTATCGTAAAATTTCTGACTCCCAGCTATCTGGAAACGCTTTTCGTAGATAAACACCGATGTTAAACAGGCCATTGTTTCTCCCACCTTCACTTATCCGCTGCTTACAAAGTATTTGTAGACATGGCGGACCATCCTTTGCGATTATTTCATTCGCTCCACTATCTGTTACTTGTAGCTTCACCACTTCTTCAGGGGTTTGAGCGTATTGTTCGTATAACGCTATGAACTCATCTAGGCTGGCAGAAGTGCCATCGTCTAAAAATGCGTAGCGTAGACCATTATCATGATCGTAATAGGGTAGGTTAAGAAAGTTACCTACGTCCCCGCGATCTAAATGTAATTTGATTTGTTTAGGAAATATTTCACTTTCGCCGTAACCAAGTGCGGCGGACATGTGTTGTAAAGACCTTTGCATGTCTTTTGCGGCTACCCATTCTTTTGAAAACAAAAAGCAATGTGCCCCGCCTGATTTTGATCGGCATACTACTAAAGGTAATTTTAACTTTCTCACCTTTTCAATTAAAAACTTGTGATCCAGTGGATAAACATCCACATCTATACAACCCCAAACACACTGGTTGTCTTCATTTATAGGGATGATACCTAAACCGTTGCCTTCTCCGGACAAGTGTTTTTCCCAAAGCTGTTTAGTACGGGGTTCTCTCAATACTCCTGCTTTGCCTTGCGCTTTACCGTTAGCGCCTGTTTTTTCTATTTTGAAGTAGCCGTGAGCTTCCTTCAGACCATCAAATATGGCCATAAATTTATCTAATGACATTTGTGCCCCCATACGGAAAAAGAAGCGGCAGGGCTTTCACCCCGCCGCATGACTAATTAAAACGGTGTGTTACCAGCCGTTCCTTCATCATCCGTATGTTTAACCACAACGTCCCCGGCTGTAATACTCTCAGCAAAACCTTTTGCACGAGCGTACAGACCGCCATCTTCAATAACACCTTCGCAAGACATCTCCCATCCGTGCCAAGAACCTTTGCTGTTCTCTTCTCCCACGGTTTTCAGGTGATAGATGTGAGAGAAACGAGGCGGTGTAAACGGCCCATTAGCTCCCTGCATTGAACGAGACGCCATCATACTATTCCACTTCCGGCTCTTTTTAAGCTGTGTGGATTTCATCGCAATCAAGGCCGTCTCGGTAGCCCCTTCCGCGTTTATCAATAGAACAAAGTGCTGATGAGTCTCTTCGATGTACTCACCATTACCATCGACAACATATTCTTTGTTGTCATCCGCAGACCTTTCCGTCTTAGGGCGTTCCTGTCCGGGTTCGTAGATTGCCGTAGGCGCACCGCTTCCGCTGCCACGCGGAGCCCACTGAATAAACCTACGTTGGTAAGCACAAGGAATTACTCGAACTCCTTCTTTACCTTTATAGGGAATACCAGTGACGGTGTTATATATATCACCCTTACGAGCCGTTTCATTCTCATCCAAGACTGGATCGTTGCCAGAGAGGACCTTTAAAAACGGAAGAGCTAAATCTTCTGTTCCCATGTTCTCCATGCCTTGTCCTGCATCTTGTTCCATCATAGCGGGGTTAAATACCGCCAGTTCTTTTTTGCCTACTTCGGCTAGTTCACTTTTCTTAGTCATTATTTCTTACTCCTTTTAATTACTGCGCGTTGACCTACCCATGCTCCAAACAATTCCATCGGAAAATCCTCTCCCGCTTCGCAACGCTCTTTTACAAAAGCACGAAGTGTTTGAGGGTGAACCGCTGTTTTTTGTTCGGGAACAAACCCTTGCTGGTGCGCAAACGCCGCAAAGGCTCCCGCTTGATCGTCTTCCCCACGGCCAAATTGACACGCGACAGTATTCTTAATAATGTCATCGTGGCCATGGTCGCGTAGCCAATCGTAGGCTTCTGGACGTTTTTCAACGAGAATGGAAGCACCATAGGTTTGTTTAACCTCGACGGTAGAACCGTCATCTAGTGCGAATGAAGCTATGCCTATTTCTGCAAGCATCGCAGGCATCTCTTCATCCGTGAGTTTAATGAGCTTTTTCTTCGCGTTCTTGAGATTTCCCTCAAGAGACTCGATATACTCTTCTTCATCACGGATTGTTCTGGCCAACGCAGCTATTGAAGTAAGCCCCTGCTGGTCAATTTTTTCGACAGATGATGCAATCGTTTTTTCAAAGTCTTGCTCCATCATTTGTTTCAAGTCATCAGACATCGTTTTTCTCCTTTCGTGGTTAAAGGCACCTTTCGGGCCTTGACAATTATGTATATTATCTTATACCATACAGAAGTCAAGCAAATATTTCAATAGGGTTAAAGATGAAAAGCTACGTATATGAAACTCAACCATACGACCATCAACGTCAGGCTTTTGAAGAGTCGTGGGACGCGGATTACTTTGCGTTACTTATGGAGATGGGCACCGGTAAGTCTAAAGTAGCAATAGACACCATGGGTGCTTTGTTCGAGTCCGGGCAGATAAAGGCAGCCCTTATTGTAGCGCCAAAAGGGGTTTATGATAACTGGGTAAAGGGTGAAATCCCGATTCATTTACCCAAGCGCATACCTAGAAAGGTACTGCGTTGGATTCCATCTACCTCAAAGAAGTACGATACGGAGCTTAAAGACTTCATTGTTGACTTTGATCCCACGTTTTTAAAGGTGTTTGTAATGAACATAGAGGCTTTTTCCTCTGTCAGGGGGACGGAAGCGGCTTTAGCTTATTTACACCAAAACCAAGACAACATTGTTATTGTTGACGAATCGACTACAATTAAAAATAGGAAGGCTGCGAGGACGAAGAATATTATTGCTTTGCAGGAACGGGCTAAATACCGCCGGATATTGACCGGCTCCCCTATAACAAAGAGCCCTATGGACCTGTTCAGTCAATGTAACTTCCTTGCCGAAAAAGCATTAGGCTTTAATAGCTATTTTGCTTTTCAAGCGCGTTACGCCAATGTTCAAAGACGAATGATGGGTCATCGCAGCTTCCAACAGATTGTGGGCTATCGTCGGTTAGAAGAACTTTCTGAAAAGTTAGATCGGTTTAGTAGCCGGGTTCTAAAAGTCGATTGCCTTGATCTTCCACCTAAAGTTTATATAAAGCGCGAAGTTGCTTTGACTCCGGAACAAGCCAAGCTTTACGTGCAGATGCAAAAGTTAGCTTTAGCTAAACTTGAAAGCGGTGAGCTTGTTACGACAGCTAGTGTTTTAACACAGATAATGAGATTACAACAGATTTGCTGCGGTCATTTGCAGCCAGATGAGGGTGAGATACAACCGGTTAAAAGCAATCGGTTAAACGAATTACTCGACCTCACTGAAGAGTTTCAGGGTAAAGCAATCATTTGGGCGACGTATACACACGACATCCAACAGGTAGCTTATGCCCTGCGCGACCGGTTCGGGCCCGAATCGGTCGCAACCTATTATGGCGCTACACCACAAGATGAAAGACAAAGTATTGTGGAACAGTTCCAAGACCCGGAGTCCCCTTTAAAGTTCTTTGTAGGACAGCCCAAGACAGGTGGATATGGTATTACACTTACCGAAGCGACTACTGTTATCTATTACAGTAATAGTTACGACCTTGAAATACGCTTACAATCTGAAGATAGGGCACATAGAATCGGTCAAAAGAATAAGGTCACTTATATAGACCTAGTTTCTCCCGGAACAATAGACGAAAAAATATTAGAAGCTTTGCGCAATAAAATTGATATTGCGGGAAAAGTTTTGGGTGAAGATGTTAAAGGCTGGCTTACCTAGGCATTACGGGCAAAGAACCTATGCCCCCTTGGACGCCGTAGTTGTGAGCCATGTTTTCAAACATACCACCAATTCCGGGAACCATACCACCTTGAGCAAACCCGGCTAAGTTAACATTTCCAGCAGTTCCTCCACTGGTATGACCACCATAACCGGCCAAACTAATGTTTGGTGCGGTACTAGAAGTGCCTCGGCCAGCGTAGCTATAGGGTATTGCGTCGGAGGCATAACCTTCAGCCTCTGCTCTACTCTGTGCTTTTTTTATAGCCCCTGCGGAAAACGCATCGTATTGGGCCTGATCGTAGTTATACTTTTCAGGGTTCTCCAAACGATCCTTTTCGTCAGCGGTGTAATAATTTGCCCGGCCAGCGTATTCTTGAAATATACTCATTAAGCTTGACCCATCAAACTTCCAATCCCAAGAAGTTCTGCGTCTTCTGGGAATAAAGCTGCATACCTACGTCTATCAACTGGCCCTGTGTTAGGGGAAGGCGGTGAAGCCGCAGAGGCAAATTGATTAGACGTAGGAGCAGCACCCGGACCTTGAGCGGGAATGTTCAAGGCATTCGGATTAAGTGCCCCTTGTTGGTTATCAAGGGGTAAATTGGTAGGAACTTTCTTTTCGCTTTCTACGGGAGGAATTACTTGTCCTTCTAACTTTTCATCGGAAGAAGTTGTTTCTTGTATAATTTCACCACCAAGTCGCCTAGCGGGCATTATAACGTAACTCTGAAGCATCATTTCTGCAAACTGAGCAGCAAGAACGTCTTTTTCACGTTGAGTTTTTCCTTTACGAAGTGCTTGTTTTAAAAGCGTCTCGTTTTCTAAAACCATTTGAACTCTGTTGACCTGAAGAGATTGAGGTAACTCAGCAAAGTATCGTTGGGCTACATCTTGACCAAACTTAGCAAAACGTCCTGCAAAGATAATTTCACCAGCGCCACTGTTTAAGCCAATTTTGTCTCTAAGACTAGAACCCACCGCAGAACCACCCATTGCAGCAATAAGTTTAAAACCTTCACCAAGGTCTTTATAAAGCACGTCAGTGTCACCGGGTTTGGCTTTCATTGTAAACATTTCAATTTCGGCCATTTTTTTCAAAAAGAGTTTTGTGTCCTCTATTTGATCGGCACCAACTAAATCGTTCTCTAACATCCAATCTGCAACTGAAACACCGTTACCGTTTTTATGTGGAACAAACATCTTGTTAAAAGCTGCTGCGGGGCTAAAACGTTCCCCGTTTGCCGAAACTTCAAAAATGCTGTCATACAAAGCACTACGCATACCGTTTTTTAAATCAGCTTGTGTCCACGCCTTACCTGAATTTGGGCTAATAAAACGTTTGTCACCACTTGTGGTAGGTAAAACAGTAAAACCATCCTCTCCTACCCTGTTAATCATGTTCATGTATCGGTTTAGAATAGCAAAAGGCCGATTTTGATTAGCGGACAAAGCGGAGGTTACTGCTGTAACGGCGTTAGAGGTTTTATCTGGCAAAAGTTCAGACAAGCCTACTTGGTCTAGATCGTTTTTAAGATCAAAAGCGTTTTGTTTTTTTGTTTGTGTAATTAAATTAGAGGCTCTACGAACATCTCCAAGATCGGCTTTTATGGCCGGAAACATATCTAACAAACGTTTATTATTTTCGTTGTTCATCCAGTTAGACAAAGCTCCGGTATTTAAAGTACCGTCTTCGTTTAAAGTATTAGCCCTAACTACTCGTAGTAAATTTTCCTCACCCGCACGAATGTTATTGGCCGTGTTTAGTGCTTCAACAATACGACCGTTTAAATTCGGAACAGTTTGAATCAATTCTTGGTTTTTAGAATACCATCTGCGCATTTCAGGTAAGTTTATTACACCTGTTACAGGGTCATATTGCTCTTGCAGATCAACCATTAATCTTTGGCCTAGAGCCGCGAATTGCCCGCTAGTTTCCGATTCTAAAATGTTCGTAAGAGCTTGACCCGCTTGGAACTGAGCCACACCATCTAGTGCTGCTGCTTTCATAAAAGCCGCGTCACCTTTCATTAGGTTATTGGCTAAAGTCTCAATTGGAACACTTGGAGCCCCATTTTTTTTAGTCCCCAGCACGTCTCCCGCATAAGCACGGGTAAACACGTCATTAAACGCCGCCGAAAAACTACGGGCCGTGTCGTATGCTTGGTTTTCTCCCAAAGGCATACTATTCATGTCGGCCAGTATAGCGTCCGCAAAGTCTGAGGCAATTCTACCCTCGTTGTTGCGGCTTTCTGAATATAGTTTTTTAGACATATTTAAAGCGGCGCTTCTAGCTTTGTTTAGCTCACCAATTGTTATACCGGTGTCAAACTCTACTCCGTCAACGGCGTCTTCACCTATACCTAAGTCTTTAGTTTTTCTTTCTACAAACCGTTTTAAAACACTGAGATCACTTCCTTCGACAACATCTCTAGTTTCTTTTAAAAGTTCATCCATGTTTCCGTTGTAGCTAGTTATAAAATTAGGGACATTTTGTGTAGTCCCTGTTTCATCAATAAATTGACTAACTTCTGTATTTTGAGGTATTTTTTTCCACAAACTAGTTTCTTCTGCACGACCTGCTTTATATTGAGAAAGTAACGTATCAAAGATGTTTTGCGCAGAAGTAATATCCGCGTCTTTGTCTGTACCCCGAACTTTTTTTATGGCTTCTACGGTATTATCGGTAGCAAGTGCCAGTTTGGACTCTAAAACGCCCTCGAATAAAGAGGTTTGTATAATAGCCGCATCTTGCAAAGCTTCGGGAGAGCCGTCGGCGTAAAGAGCCAATAATCCACGACGCAAAGCATCTATGGACGATCTCATTTTACTTTGGGCGTCTGCACCTATAGAAGTATTAGCCGAGGCAAATTGGTTCTGTAACCCCAGCAGTGTCACACTAGCCGCTCTGGTAGCAGGGTCTAATTGAATTTGGTTGCCGTCCGGGCCGATCATAAATTTATCAAATTTCGGATCGTTAAGCATTTCAAGAATGGCTAAAGGGTCTTCCCCGTTTTTTTCTAACTGTTCCGTAATAAAAGTAGCAACGCTCTCTTTATCGGCTTCCGTAAGACCAAAACCATCTGTTCGTTCCGGGTCCATTATTCTTTTGTACAGGCCTTTTACACCGCGGGCGCTCCATTTTGCTATAGCAGGAATCCTGTTTGCAGCTAAATCGGCAACTAAAGCACCCGATACGCCTCCAGCAGTTTCAAATCCAAAACGTACCCAAGGGTTTCCGGGAGAAACGTCTTCTGCTTTTCCCGCAAGCAAGGTTGTACCAATCAGTGCGCCACCTTCTACTATTGCAGTTGGTATCGGCTTGTCACGCGCTAGGCGTCCCATTCCTTCACCTATTTTTTCTACCCCTTGTACAAACCTAGCGGACAGTGGTGAACGGGATTGCCCCTTCATTATAGGGCCAATAAAGTTTGTGGCGTTTTTTAAGACTTCTTGTCCACCAAGGCTAAAACCTTTAGCAGGTATGGCCCACGGCGTAAAAATGAAAGGTAAAGTGTCCGCAAACGTTTTTCCGGCTTCATATGAACTTGCTCCCGGTAAAACAATAGGCTCTTCACCCATTAAAGCTACAGTAGCTTTGTCTCCAAAGAAGGCAGCACCAATTCCGCCCACTGTACCGGTAAAAAGGGGGACTCCAATACGGGCCGCAGCAGTCCACGGTGTAACAGGAGGTACACCAGACATGGCCAAATTACCCACTTTTGCACCGGCATAAAAACCACCCGCAAAACTTGCACCCGGAAGCGCACGTCTTTTAACACCTTGGAAAAAACCGGGATCAGCTTCAATGTCACGGCCTTGATCGTCTTGTGCAAAAAGTTCTATAATCTGCTTATCGGTAAGAGCTTTTCCCGCGATCCCTAATTCTTCTAAAATAGGCGCGGTCCCTGTGCGTAGAGCGTTGTAATCCATTCGAGTGCTTAGATAAGGATCATAACTTAGACTTTCCACCAATGCAGACGCAAACCCTTGTAAAGGGGTATCAAAACCAGCATCCGGTTGTTGAGAGGCTTCGTCAAAAGTGTCGTACAAATCCACAAACTCTTGTGGTGTAAAACCCATCCTGAAAGAACCTGTAAACTGCGGCTGAGACACTGTTTCTTCAGTTACAGTTATTTCTTCTCCGGCTACAACTTCCGGCTCGGACACTGTTTCTTCAGTTACAGTTATTTCTGCAAGCTGATTGTCTAGTTCTTCGTCTGCCATACTAACCCCCGCCGCCTAAATTCTTAGCTTTTTGCTTTAACAAGTTCTTGGCTCCTGAAAGGTCTTTAACTGTAGTACCTGACCCCATTTGAGAAACCGGTCCTAAAAGTTGTTTCAACCTAGCTATTTCGCCCAGTTTTTGTTCTGCGGTAGCCAGAACTGCTGAATCTACCGGAGAATCCGAAGCTCTCATTCTCTGCAATCTTATTGTTTCATTATCCAACGCTTCCATAAGACTTACAATCTTATTCATTTCAGATACAGGGTTGCCAAAGAATTTGTCTGGGTTAGGGAATAATTGGCCGGTAACTTCAAGGTCCGTAACAGCAAATCGTGGAGAGGACGCTAAAGCGGACCTACCTAAAACGTAGACCAGTTTAGAAAACTGACGACCTTCTTCGGTTTCTTTAAACATTGCAGAGAAAGTTTCGGGAGCAACGAGGCCACCAATTGTGGCGTTGACACCTGCAAATAGCGCAGACCATGGTCCAACACCGTTACGAATTTGTTGCAAAGTATTTTTAACCAGTTTCCTGTCGTCTTTCGTGATTTCTTCAAAACCACTCGTTCCTGTTCCAATCCCTGCTTCAAGGGACGTGTCATTTGAACTAAGAAATTCCATTGCATCTGCACGTACTTTTTCACGCTTGTAAACATCGTATGCAACCTGATCTCCAACAGGAACCACATTAGAGGGTAATTTTCTTGGAAGACCGTCTGACCCAATATAAGTTTTTCCACCGTCATAAGACATTTGCATTGTTGCGCCACCGCCGGGTGTAGAATTAGGCACCAAGAAAGCAGACATCTGCATACTTTCCGTACCGATTTTCTGCATAGAGGCCACACCGGGTTCCGCTTTGTTAGCTTCATTAACTTTAGCAAGTAAAGCTCGACCGTTTGGTGTACTAATGTCCGCAATAGTAGACGTGACAATACCCTCATCATTAGGAAGAGTAATTTTGAATAGATCAGGGTCTTGCACAAGATCGTCAGAGTAAATGCTAATTCCCACCGCCTCTGGATCGTTTTTATCAAACCTAAGAATATCTATTGTCTTGCCGTTATCAATCTTTTCAAATCTGTACTCAGTTTCAATACCTAACAATCTCTGTCGCGTAAGTGGGGTTTGAGTAAGGAAAGTATTTTTATCCATACCAAACTTCTGGAAGTACATTTGATCGGATATTACCGGCAACCCTTGTAAGTATTGTTGATCGCCTTTTGGTAGAGCAGCAAACTGCGCTTTATCCATACCAAACTTAGAGAAATAATCTTTATCGTTTACCGGAGCTACATATTCGGTAAGAACGTCGTTACCAAAACTTTGCGCTAGGGTCGCGAACTCCATTTCACTAAAGAAAGGAGAAGAACCCGCAGCATAAGTCTTATCACCAATAGTTACGGCTTCGTTTAAAGTGTACTGCTTACGTGACGTAACGGCATTTGCTGGTACGTCACCCGCAGCAGGAGCGCCTGCCGCGACTAACTGCGAATATATGGCTGTTCCGGGAACAGCGGAAACAATCCCGCCGTTATACATAAAGTTTTCTGCTTTAGATGCCGCACTCGGCTTATACAACTTCGATACGGACACATTGCTATCGCCGTGTTTTTGTACTAACCCCGAAAACTGACCTTGAGTTAAAGGACGATCTGTTGAAGTGGTTGTACCGTCTGCATTTGTAATGGTAACGGTAAAGGTGTCTGTAATGGACTTGTCGTCTCGTGATATTTCCGCAGCCCTTTCTGCTCCGTATAATGTACCGGTGCTTTGCAACGCCGCCAAATCTAATTGACGGTCTTCGGCTTTTTGAGCTTGTTTAAACTTGCCAAACTCACCCGCTCTTGCACCAATGTTACCTAAAACAGGGCTAAAAGATTGAGCGAGTTTTTCGGCACCGCTCATGTTTCTGTCAGTAGGTGAAGCAAACGCCAAAGCGCCTTGAGCCACGTCAAACAGCATTTGAGCTTGTGTTAAATTCTTTTGTTCCGCTAATTCTTCTTCTCGCGCGGCTGGATCACTCAACTGCCCAAAAAGCGCCCGTTGTTGATCGAATATCGTTTGTTGTCTTGGATCAGGCATGGCGACACCGCCCGGAGCCATATATTGAACCGCGCCGCCTTGATTAAAATTTACTGGAGCAGGCCCTCCGGGGACCTGTGCTTGAGCTTCTGGACCGCCCATATTAACAGTAGACATAATGCCTTCTGCCAGTGCGCCCTCTACGGGAGCTTGCATCTCTTCGGCAGCTAACCCGCCTATTCCTTCATCTACCATTGCGATCTGCATAACAGGCTGCAACAATGTTAAGACTGATTCAGGGGTAGCTTGAGAGTCTTCAGGCCCAACCACTGAGGCTAGTTCCTGATAACGCTGCTCAATAGGCAAAGTATCGCCTCTAATACCGTTTATTACCGTTTCGTAATCTTCGGCATTTTCTAAATCGTCCATATTACCGGCATATTGAGTCAACATACCCTCTAGTTGAGCCGGATCAATACCTTGCTGCATAGCACCTTGAGCCGCTTGCTCCATATCAACAGCGTTGGGGTCAAACGGGGGCATACCGGGAGGTTGCATGGATGCTTCTGGAGCCATAGGCATTGGAGCCATACCTCCGTCTTGCATCGGTATTACACCACGACCCATTAATATGTCTTTTTGCGTAACTTGCCCGTCCTTACTTAGGTCGGGGAATGCTGCGCCTCCGTTAGCAAACATTTGTCTGCTCATTACTTCTCTATTCATTAAAATAACCCCGCTCTTGATGCGCCCGCCGCTGCCGACAGACCCGCTACGCCCAATCCGAGTAAAGATTGAGCGGGTGATGTACTGCCTCCAGAATTAGAGGCTAAAGTCATTTGACTTGATGGTGCGCCTTTATAAATGTCGGACAAGAAGGCCACACGCTTATAAGGCTCGTTTTGTTGTTCTACAGTAGTCAAACGTTCTGCTTCCAGAACTGCCTGATCTTGCGCTTGTTGTTGTTTACCAACATCAAATATAAACCCAGCTTCTTTCTGACCAAGTTGTTGACCAAGTTCTCCCAAAGCCCCTTGACGTATGCCAAGTTGGCTAAGAGCGTCGCCTTGCTGAAGATTAAGTTGTCCATAAGATGTTCCAAGACCACCAATACCTTCACCCAATCGACCTTGTAACTCGGCACCTTGAATACCCATTGATCCGGCTTGATTTGCGCCTTGCATCGCCATTCCGGCCTGACCTTGACCCAACTGACCTGCTTGACCTGCAAGCTGACCGGCTAGTTGTTCGGCAGAAATACCAAGTTGCGCGGCCCGTGAGGCGATGTCCGCCTGTTGTCCTACGCCTTGCATGGCTAACGCGCCTGTTTGTTGGTTCATTTGCCCGGCTAACTGCGCTGCACTCATTCCTTGCTGTGCGGCTAACTGTTGCAAGTTCATACCTGTGTTGGCTAAAGCTTGTGCGTTTGCAGAGGACATTTGCTCCGCATTCATGCCTAATGTTCCAGCCTGTTGTAGTGCGCTTAGACCCATTTGACCGCCAGCTTGAGCGCCACGTTGTGCCATTTCAGCGGCACTCATACCTAGTTGTGCGCCCTGACCTGCTAAGTTACCTTGCAGTTGTGAGGCCGACATCCCTAGATTACCGGCCAATTGTTCGGCAGATATTCCAGTAGAGGCTTGGTTTTGCGCTGTTGAAGCCGCCAATTGCTCTGCGGAAAGACCTAACTGACCTGCCTGCTGAGAAGATTGAGCTAATAACTGATTTGCACTTATACCCGTTGCAGCTTGCTGTTGTAGCAATTGACCTGCAAATTGCTCTGCATTCATGCCTAAACCAGCCGCTTGATTGGCTAAAGTACCTTGTAATTGTGCCGCAGACATTCCTAGCTGACCTGCTAATTGTTGCGCAGATTGTCCTAACTGACCGCCTTGGGAAA